TTAACTTGGGGAGAAATTAAAGATGGAAATCCTAGAATTGTTGGTAAAGACGGTATGTTATTTGAATCATCATTGGCAGAAATTGATGTAATAGAGAATAATAAAGACAATTAATAAAATGAAAGACATTATATGTAAAATCTTATTTTTATGTTATGCATTTTTACTACTTGTTTTTTATTTTATACAAAAAAAGAAGTATATATGGAATACACTAGATGCAATTTTAAATGAAGAAAATAAAATCTGAAGGAGAATAATAAAATAATATGCCAGACCCTAATACAATACCAGAACATCTTGAACTACCTAACACAGCAGGAGTATATAATGAATTTTTTACAGAATTCTTTGGAATGGAGATAGAAGAATATCTAGAAACATCTGTAAATAAAACTAAAGTTAAAAATTATACTAAAACAACGAAAGATTATAATCCTAATATAGAACCTTTACCACGTAACAAACGTAAAATTTGGAGAGAACAACTAAGAGAAGAAAGAAAACATAATAAATAAGGAGAGATAATGAGTATGAAGAAAGAAGTAGAAATAGTCCAAACCTTTTCACATATGGTAATAGTTGAAGTTCCTGATAATCTTAAAGAACCACTCACAGATGATGATATTAAAGAAATAGTTTATCAGTTGTATCAATCTGATGAGTTTGATATTGAGCATGAAAATTCTTATGCTGATACTGAAATGTATGTAGAAGATGTTACAGATAAAAAAAGAACAGATTATGCAGATGTATACTTAGATGCTGATAAAGTAATAGAAACAATGAAGGAAATGGATTGGGATATTGAATGATTAAAAAAAATCTTGAACAATATAGTGTAGCAACAAGATATCCTAAAGATTGTATGAAAAAGATACTTGATATCATATCAATTAATAAAGAAAAAGAAGAATGTTGGGATAGATTAGCTGTTGATGTATTTAAATATTTAAAACAGAATAATGATAAAAACATTATATATCAGTTTGAATTTAAAGAAGATGAAACAGAAGAAACTATATTTGATATTGTCGAAATTGTTTGGCATGGTAGAGTAAAAATAAATGAATTAATAAATGAGGAATAATAAAATATGAGTATTACTAGTAAAAACATTGGAATATGTAAATGAAAGTATGAATAATTAAATGAAAAAAATATTATTAATGACAATTGCTTTTATATTAATGTTTCCAATTATCGTAAATGCTGATGTAATTGAAGTATCTAGAGATGATTCTTATAATGTTTATATGGATGATGACTCAATACAAAGATGTAAACAGTTTGTTTTAGTTAAAGTTATAATTGAACCTGTATCATATCATAGTGCTTTCTTTTTTCAATATAAAAAAGATGATAAAATAATTTCAGTAATTCCTAGTTATTCAGTGTTCACAATGGGATTTACATATGATAAAAAATTATATAGAACATTTAAAGTAGAAGGTTATGATAAAAATAATAACATAGTTTATACTAAAGTGACAAATTTGGAAGATGCTCCATGGGGTAATTTACCATATAACGGTTCATTTAGATACATAGCTGATTATGTTTTAAAAAATAAGTTTTTGAATTTTATATATAAAATAATAGGAGCATATTAATTATGAAAAAATTTATAATATTAGTATCAGTGTTTTTTATGTTGTGTTCGCCTACATTTGCTCTTGATATTGGAGATGTTGTTGTAACTGGAGATCTTATTGAAATAGGCTTCGACCAATACGATTCTGTGTATGCACTTATAACTAATACTGTTAAACAGAATAAACATTATATTTCATGCTCTTATCTTATATTACCAAATAATGAGGATTCTATTAATGAATTAATAGATATGGTAGATAATCCTACAGCTACAGGAATGGTTATAACAAGAGCATTTTCAAAAGATTTCAAATATTCACAGACACTTAGAATGATAGTTATAGATTCAAAAGCCAAAACTCTTGGTTATCAAATATATGAGTTTGATATTAAAAATTATGAGAAGATTAATATGGAATCTATACAAGGATATCTTGTTAATATACTGAAAAAAATATTGAATTCAAAGAATGTTTAATTTTATAATAAGGGATTTGATTATCTTTGTCAACTATTAAAGATAAGTATAGTAAATTATTAAAAGATAAAAAAGATAATTTAGCTAACGTTAAAAAAACTAATACTAGCAATAAGGTATCAAATGTTTCTAAAAAAGAAATAGTTGATATTTCTATACCTGAAATTACAATAAAAGATAAGTCTAGAAAAGCTACATTAGATGGTAAAAAAATTATCATTAAATTTAACTATGATGCTGAATTAGTAGCACAAATAAAAAATCTGGATGGTAGAAAATATATACTTGATGGTAAATACTGGACTTGTACATGTACTTTAAATAATATTAATAGTTTAGTTACTTTAAATTTCAATCTAGATAGTAAACTAAAGATTAAACATGAGCAGTTAATTAAGATTGTAACTAAAAGAAATACTCCAAAAAAATATAATACTGATAATATTAAAGTACCTAAAGGATTATCTTTAATGGAATTTCAAAAAGAAGGTGTTGGATTTATTGAATCTAGAAATGGTAATGTTATTGTAGGTGACGAAATGGGTACTGGTAAAGCTCAAAGTTTAGATTCTAAAATTTTAACTCCTAAAGGTTGGATTAGAATGGGAGATATTAAAATTAATGATACTGTTATAGATTCTAACGGCAAATTAACCAAAGTTATCGGTGTTTATCCTCAAGGTAAAAAAAGTGTATACAAAGTAACGTTTAGTGATGGTAGCAGTACTGAATGTTGTGATGAACATTTATGGTGTTTAACAACTACAAACAGTAGAAAACGAAAACCAAATAGTGTTTCTATTAAACAACTATCAGAGTTTAAAGATGATTTATTTAAATACGATAAAAATAATAAAATAACAGGTAGAAAATGGTTTATTCCAATTGTTAAACCAATAGATTTTGAGAATAATGTTGATTTATTAATACATCCTTATTTATTAGGTATTATTTTAGCTGAGGGTGGTATTTCAACGAAAGCGATTCATATAACAACGAGTGAAGAAAATATAATTAATTACTGTGAAACTTTATTACCAGAGACTTTATTAATAAATAAAATTAAAAATACTAAGTATGATTATAGAATAGTACAAAAAGATATAAATAAAAACTGTAATATCCTAACACGTAATTTAAGACATTATAATTTAATGAGCACAAATTCACACACTAAATTTATCCCCGAAGACTATCTGTTTTCTAGTATTGAAAATAGAATATTATTACTACAAGGATTAATGGATGGTGATGGTTGCGGCAACACATTAAATTCATGTGGTTATGTAACAGCATCTAATGCATTATATTTAGGAATTAAATTTTTAATTGAAAGTTTAGGCGGAGTACTAAATAATCCTAAACAAGTATATAAGAAAATAAAAGATAAAACATACGGACCATTCTGGTATTTTTCATTTAGATTACCTAAAGATATAAAACCATTTTTAAATTCTAATAAGAAAAATATATATTCACCTCAACATAAATACGTTCCATATAGAGCCTTTGATAAAGTAGAATATATTGGAGAGAAAGAATGTCAATGTATTTGTGTTGATTCACCAACACACATGTATTTAACTGATGATTGTATAGTTACTCATAATACTATAACTGTACTTACCTACATATCTAATCATCCTGAATTAACTCCTGTTGTTATTGTAGTACCAGCTACACTTAAATATAACTGGAAAAAAGAAGCAGATAAATGGCTATTAACAAAACGAGATATACAAATACTTGAAAGTAAAAAAACAAAAAAACTAAAAAAATCATCTGATATTATAATAGTAAATTATGATATAGTACACGCATGGAGAAAAGAAATAGCTAATATTAATCCTAAAGTATTGGTATTAGATGAATGTCATGCTATTAAAACATCTACAACTAAACGAACTAAAGGTGTTAAACATATAGCAAAGAAAGCTAAACATATTATTCCTATGAGTGGTACACCTGCTATTAACAGACCTGCTGAATTATATAATAGTATTAAATTAGTTGAGTCAGAATTATTTGGTTCATTTCAATCATATGCACAAAGATATTGTGATGCTTATTTTAATGGGTATGGGTGGGAATATAAAGGTGGAAGCAATCTAGAAGAACTATATGATATACTCAGTAATATCATGATACGAAGAAAAAAAGAAGATGTTATCAAAGACTTACCTGAAAAGAGAAGAACATTTGTATCATTAGATTTAACTAACGTATCTGATTATAATAAAGCCGAAAACGATTTTATTGAATGGGTAAGAGAAAATAAAGGTAAGAGAGCGGCTGATAGAGCTAGTAGTGCTGAGAAATTAGTTAAAGTAGGTACACTTAGATTGCTTGCTGTACGTGGGGCATTAGCTAATAGTATACAATGGATTAAGAATTTTCTAGCTGACTACGATGGTAAATTAGTAGTGTTTGCTGTACACAAAGAAATAATAAGTGCGTTAATGGAAGAATTTGGTGATATAGCTGTTAAGATAGATGGCAGTGTACCTACCGGCGAAGTGAGACAGACTATAGTAGAAAAATTTCAGAATGATAAAAATATAAGATTGTTTGTTGGTAATATCAAAGCGGCAGGAGTTGGTATAACTTTAACTGCAAGTAGCAATATTGTTTTTCTAGAATTACCGTGGACACCCGGTGAACTAGAACAAGCGGAAGACCGCTGCCACCGAATGGGTCAGAAAAATGCTGTAAACATTTGGTATCTCTTGGCTGAGAATACAATAGAAATGGAACTAGCTAAAATGATTGACAGTAAAAGAAATATATTAAGTCAGGTATTAGATGGTCAAGTAATATCAGAAGAAAATACTCTATCATCTTTGCTTGGGTTATACGAAGGAAAGTGAAAATAATAAACAAAATTAAACTAGAAGAACTTGATAAAAAAGTAGCTATAGACTTTATTAGACAGTATCATTACAGCAAAATTCTACCACGATTAACTAAATATTATATTGGTGTGTATCTGGATAATGAATTAAGTGGTGTAGTTACTTTAGGATGGGGAACTCAACCATTAAAAACTATACAAAAAATATTTCCTGATTATGATTTAAAAACAAAAGATTATTATGAAATAGGAAAGATGTGTTTTTTACCTAAATATAATAATACTAAAAATTTTGGTAGTCAAGTTATATCAGCATTAATTAAATGGGTGAAACAAAATACTGATTGTTTATTTTTATATACACTAGCTGATGGTATAATGGGCAAATGCGGTTATGTTTATCAAGCTAGTAATTTTAGATATATAGGCAATTTTCTAACTTCTGTTTATATAGATAATAATACTGGTGAGAAGATTCATCCTAGAAGTTCTCGTTTATTATTAAGAGAAAATGAAAAATATGAAAATAAAGATAAATTATTTTGGCTCACTTATAATTACTGCGAATATAAGAATATTTCTAAAGTTTATGGATTAATGTTCAGATATATATATCCATTAAATAAAAAAGCTAGTGTGATACTTAATTTATTTGATAAATATAAAAATTTAGCTAATCCTAAAGAAAAAGATTTGAAATTTTATAAAAGAATAGCTGATAGTAAAAGAATAGAAATAGACCGACCAGAATTTAACATGAATATATTTAATTATAATTATCAAAAACCTAATGTAGAAAATAGTGATTGACAATAAAAGAAATATATTAAGTCAGGTATTAGATGGTCAAGTAATATCAGAAGAAGATACTCTATCATCTTTACTTGGATTATACGAAGGAAAGGGATTATAATGAAGATAGTTAATAACATAAAGATAGTTAATAACATAACAGCTACAGAAAATAAAATCTATATTGCAGAAGATGGTACTGAATTTGATACTTATGATAAATGTTACATTTATGAAAATAAAATGAA